GTCGGGGGCTGGGGCAGTCATGGGGGCAGTGAGCGGAGTTTTAGACTTCGTGCAGCAACTCATAGATTTTATTCCACAGATGCTTTCCAAGATTGCAGGCATTTTTAATTCGCTGACAGAACTACCTATGAAGATTGCTGCTGGGATTTCTGACGTTATGAAGTCGATTGTGAATCTTATATCGAATTTCATTCCAAATATTTTGAAAGCCATCCCAGACATATTAAATACGCTGATTACCGGCCTGTTTGAAACTATCCCTGCTGCTGTAGAAAAATTAATGTCCAGCGTTCCTGACATGCTTATGACGATGCTGGATTCGTTACCAGACCTTATATCGCGTCTGGTGGAAGGGCTGATAACAAGCGCACCTAGAATGGCGATGGGCCTAGTACAATTCCTCATCAAATCTGGTCCGAAAATCTTTATGTCCATCCTGAAAAGCATGTACATAGATTTCCCGAAAGCCATCATCAAAGGGATTATTGAGGGTGGCAAGCAATTGATCTCCATGCTTAGTGGTGGCATGCCCGCGTTGACTGATCTACCTGGGAAGTTTGCTGCTGGTGTAAAAGACTTGGCTGCAAAAGCAACAAACGAGGCAAGTAAACTTTTCCGCGTGTTAGACCTGAACGCCGCAGCCAAGGCGGCTGAAGCTACGACTGTCGCTGCTAAACAAGTGGAAGACGCAGTAAAAAGATCCACCAACTTTCTAAGGGCGGTATGGGAGGGGATCCTCGCAATGCTTAAACAGCTGTGGGTGTATTTAGAAAACATTTGGGTGGTTGCATTGGATGTGCTCCAGGGGCTCTTTTCTTTCCTAAAGAGCATTTGGGATGGGGTAATCGCGGCCCTTACTGGCCTGTGGGATATTCTGGCATCTATTTGGGACGGGGCAATCAACGCCTTTAAAAGTGCGTTCACAGCCATCAAGGATTTTTTCACATCAGGTCTAGCTGCTAGTGTAAACGCTGCATTCTCTGGGGTGATCTCTCAGCTTAGCAGCATAGGCACAGTCATCTGGGAGGGGCTTAAGGCGGGGATAAACGGCCTTGGGGATCTCATCCGAAACCAGCTCAATGCGATCAACCCCGCTAACCTGCTAGCCAAGATGTTTAAATACGACGGCGGCGGGAAAGGTCCTGTCGAAAATGCTTTGAGCAAGATCACTGGCACCAACATTGATGTACCTTTCGTTAACTTCGCGCAAGGGGGAACGGTCCCAGGAAACGCGGCTGTTCCTGGCAACTCCCTCCTCAACGACAAGATTCTAGCGATGCTGTCGCCAGGTGAGTTTGTCATCCCGCGCACCGTCATGAATAATCCGATCTTCGCGGAGCTCATCAAAGACATTACCTCTGGTAAAATTAAGCTACCAGGCTTTGGCTTTGGGGGTTCGGTGTCGGTGGGCGGCGTGACAGTGAGTGCAGGGAGCGGTGGGGTGAGTGCCAGCGCCGGTGGCAACACGGTTGGTGTCGGACCAGGCGGTGCAAAGGTGGATGTGGCTGACCCTAGAAACACACTCATCACAGCTGCTCAAGGTGTGCAGCAATTCGGGCAGAAGGCTTGGGACGAAGTGCAGAAAGGTCTGGCTTGGGCGATGGATCAGGCCGGGAACCTTGACCCAAGTAAGCTGTGGAAAAAGTTTGAGGAAAAGGGACTCGCTTCTCTGTGGAAGATGATGGAGAACCAGCGTTTTCACACAGGGGGTCTGGTGCCAGGGTTTGCTTTCGGTGGGGAAGTTCCAGCGATGCTGCAAAGTGGCGAGTACGTCATCAACCGCAACGCGGTCCAGTCTTTAGGGCTTGGGGCCATGAACCAACTGAACAAAGGCGTCACCCCTTCAGGAAGCAATGAGTATAATTTTTCTATCAACCTGAATTTAAGCACCGGTGGGATTCCCGACGAGTCCTTTATACGCCAGCGGCTCATTCCCACACTGAAGAAGGAGCTAAAAGACTCCAGCCTGCGGGGTGAGTTTTTGATCTCGGATAAAGGAATTAGGAAGACATGACCCTAGTACATGTAGAAAAAAACTACCTTGAGAACAACTACCTTCAGGATCCCGACCCTTACTTGGGCACTGAAGTTCTCGCGTACATGGGTATGCAGTGCAATATTGTCGTCGACAATAGCAAAACACTGGGCCAACAAGCTTTGCTCAACATTGGTAGTGGCAAAACACTGGGCCAACAAGCTTTGCTCAACATTGTTAGTAGCAAAACACTGGGCCAACAAGCTTTGCTCAACATTGGTAGTGGCAAAACACTGGGCCAACAAGCTTTGCTCAACATTGGTAGTGGCAAAACACTGGGCCAACAAGCGACCATTTACATCGCCAACTTCCCGAGCACTGGGGGGCAGCAGGCTCAGTTCAATATTAATGACTACCCGGCAGCTAAAGGTCAGCAGGCAACCCTCGGCATCGCTGGTCAGAAGACGCCGGGGCAACAAGCCTCCTTTACTGTTGATAGCCAAAAGACATGGGGTCAGCAGGCTCTTTTCCACATCGACCGCACCACGGGCGCGGGTCAGCAGGCTAATCTTTTAATCTCTGGCACGTCAGCTCACGGGGGGATGCAGTACATTCGTGGAAACTTCAACCACCTGCAATGTGAGGGCTACCTTGAAGCCGACTACATGGAAGAACCCTACCTAGCGCACGTTATATGCGCTCACGGTGGGATGCAGGTAAATTTTGATGTGACTGAGGAGAATCCCCTCGGTCAGCAGGCGCAGTTTGTCCTGTCCCAGCCTTTCCACAAAGGAATGCAGGCGCAGTTTGTCTTGTCCTACCCTCTTTACAAGGGGATGCAGGCTAACGTTATCCAGAACCGACTCAAGGAGATTGGCCAGCAGGCGCAGTTTAATATTATAGACCACAAAACTTACTATGGTCAGCAAGGTCAATTGACACTGAACCATACTGCCTTCTTGGGTATGCAGGCGCAGATTGTTGCCATCACCACGCTTGGTATGCAGGTCCTCATTGCGCTCTACAACACCAACCGGCTTCGTATGCTTTGTGATTTCCCGAGCAGGGGGCTTAGTACAGCGACGGGGACAAACGCTTGGGGCAACCCAGCTGGTGTGGGGAAAAATTGGAGATCAAACAGCACCGCAGCGGGCGACTTCAGCGCGCTTAACCTCAACACCGACATCGTGGAGGAAGCCTTTAGAAGTGCTTCAACCTCGGGCATTAACCTAGATTGTGACACCGAGCGGCCCCAGGGCGTGTTCCTTGACACGCTGGGCATCCTTGAGCACAATATTTCGTCTAGCGCGACCATCAATCTACTTGGATCCAACGATCCTACGTTCAGCTCGATCAGTGTGACCATCCCATTGGCGGCTCGCCAGGATGATCCAAACATCTATTACATCGCGCCGACACTTCCAAACTCTGGCTATAGGTACTGGCGTCTGTCGATTGTTGACCCGACCAATAGTGATGGGTTTATTCAAGTCGGCACGATTGTGTTTGGGGCAGCCAGCCTGTTTGTGGGCGAGTGCTTTGTGGACGACGTGGAGTTTCAGCTAAAAGACTACACCGACTCGGTGCAGACTGAGGGCTATACGAACGTCAACAACAGTCGTGCGCAGAAAAAAGTGCTCAGGCTAGATTTCAGAAGCTTGGCTTACCAAAAAAGTAACTTTAGGCTTATGCGCCGAATGTTCCGCGAAGAAAGAACAGTGCTGAAGTGCCTATGGATACCAACCCCTGACCCGATCAATGAGGAGTACTCAGCTAGGTTCGCCATGTTCTCTAAGATGGTGCAGATACCAGTAGAGAGACACAACCACAAGGGCGGCGAGGCAGACTATGTGACCTTTACGCTTGAGCTGGACGAGAGCAAGTAATGAGCAACAACCTGCGAAAACAATTTCAAACCGCCGTGGTGTTAGACCAGGCTTTTCTTGATGCTTCGCAAGACAACTTGGTAAATAACCTCGAGCTCATTGTAGACATCGAAAAGCCTGGGGGCGGCTACATCCACGCTTCTGACCGAAACAAGTATGTCGTCACTGCGGGGGTGGGAGTTTTCTATGAAGCTCTGCTCACCTTCCCTGTCATCAAGAGAACGGTCGGCCAATTCCAAAGTCCAACGCTGGAGTTCTCCACACTTGAGATGGAGCTCTCCAATGTGGACGGGCGGTTTAACCACTTGCTCCCTGCGGGGGCTGACTACGCAGGGTGGGTGGGGAAATCAGTCACCGTTAAATTGGGACTAGGGGAGATTGCGAGCACCTACCGAACAATCTTTACGGGGTTTGTCACCGACCAGGGCGGGTTTCGCCGCAACGTCTCCAGCATCACCTTAGTTGCTCGGGACAAGTTTGACGCAGTGAACAAATCTTTCCCCAACCAAGTTCTTACCAAGGCAAACTACCCAGACATTGAAAGCGACATGGAGAACACCTTGGTGCCGGTGATCTACGGAGATTGGACGGTCCAGGTAGAGACCGATCTGGCTAGTGTCCCAGCACTCGTAGTCAACGGGGCGAACGTCAACGTCAATGGGGACACCAGCTTTTCCCAAAATATTAAGCTAGTTATAGCGAATCACCCGCTCGTAAGCTTTGACCACACCCAGGTGTTTTTGCGGCGAGGAGAGAAATCTTGGCTAATTCCGAGTGCTGATATTGCCAGCATTTCTATTGGTGGCACTCCTTCCAGCTTTGAGATTAAGCAGCAATCGGGTACGCTTACAGCAATCACACCAGACACAACAGATCAGACGCTTGAGTTCGGGCATGGGGATGACTTCTTCGTGAAGGTCAAGGGGCTGGACCTATCGGGCCAGGACGATAACATCGTAGCTCAGGCCAAGAGCGTCCTGAAAATCTACGGCGGTCTTGCCGATGGGGACTTTGACGCCAACTGGGCAGCTTTTGCAGCCAAGGCGACTCCAGCCGTGTCGGCTATTTCGCTTTTCAAAAGCCGAGTTTGGCTTCAAGCGCCAGAGAACGTGCTTGAGTTCGCACTCTCCTTACTTGAGCAGGTGCGTCTCGAGGCGTTCATCAGTCGTGACCTCAAGGTGAAAATCCTTTCCCTACACCTTGAGGACTACCAAGTTTCTCCAAGCTTCACGGTGCGAAATTGGGACACCGAGATCGGTAGTTTCAGGCTTAGTATTGATGAGCGCACGAACTTTAACCGCGCAAAAGCGGTTTACAACTTCTTGCCCAACCGAAACGAGAACTTCAAAGAGACCCACATTTATAAAAACAACGCTTCAATTGCCCAGGCGGGTAAGCCTGTTTCAAAAAAGGTAGTATTTCCGAATCTTTATATTGAATCGACAGTGATCGACCAGCTCAAAGGTATCCTTCAGATCTCCTCGGCCTACCTTGAAAATGTAGAAATGTCGCTGACGTGGCGATCTATGCTGCTAGACATAGGGGATTTTGTTAAACTTAACATCAAGATCCAAAGCACAGAGTTTGAATCGGTTCCGGCGCTCATACGAGAGATAGGATATGATCCTGCTGGTATAAAAATTCCGATGAAACTATGGAGTTTCCAAATGCTCCCCTTCCCAGGTTACACACCTGGGTACTCTGGGACGGTGGGAGGCTCGACAGCTATCATTGACGAAGAAACTTAGGGAGGTTCACCTTGTCAGTAGTATTAACCGTATCAGAAACCATCGCCGGGGCAGCTGTAGCCGATGCACTAGCAACTCCAGGGCCGGTTAACACTGGCGTGGATTTTGGCAACGTGGTCAACGGGAGCTACGCACCCGTTACCGTCCAAGCGAATAACACGGGTAGAAAAAACCTGTTTATTCGTCACAACGCGGTAGTAGATAGCATCACTTCGGTGAAAACCTTTGTTCAGCAATACGGTACTGGCACTGGCTTTGGATACGCTGGCGCTGACTCAGCTGCCAACGATTTCAACAACAAGATCAAAGCCCTTGGCAACACCTCGGGTGATTCTAAAAACAACGCTAATGGTCTTTCTGGTGGTCTTTGGATCGACATGAACGCCATTTTGCTAGATGTCACCGCTGGCACCCAGTTTGACTGGGACACCAACGGCTATGACTCGGTGGGTCTGTCACAGGGTGGCGACGACACCGTGAGAATTTACGGCGATAACCTTGTAGACGGCATATCTTTGGGGTCAGCATTCACCATGCACAGCAAAGCAATGGTGATTGGCACCGATCAAACCCTCGGCGGCGATGCCACGAACGGCTACGTGCCAACCGCACCAGTCACAGGGGTCATCGGAAAAAGTGGTGACACTGCAAAAGGCGCAATTGCCCACACCAAGCTGCGTATGTATGTCAGGTCCGATACCGTGGACGGCGGTATTGTGCAGTGGGAGTGGGTTATCAGCTTTTCCTACACCTCGTAACAAGGAAAACCGATGATTGACGCTACTGGACATAGTTATGCCCTACGCTGGAGGTTTGACTACCTCGATCAAAGATCAGTTTTCGGTATGTGGAACAGTCCGCACATTTCTGCGTGGGACAAAAACAGCGACCGCGTGGTGAGGGCTTCCATCGAGGGAAAAGACCCTGAGACGGGGGTCACTAAAGTCATGGCGGAGTGCGACGGCCATGTGTTTAGAAACTTTCAGTGGCATGGGGTTTCTTTAGTAAACCCGAATATGCGCGGCTCTGTCACCCCGGCGACTACTAATGTAGGTCTTAAGATTCTAACGACAACTCAAGAAGTGCTTGTGCTGATTAATGGTCAGATCGGTAAGAGAAATCTTACCGAGGATGAAAAAGCACTACCACTGGCCACCTACGGGAGATAACGATGGCTGACGTATCACGATTAGTGCTTACCCACCCAGCTCTGGGAACAACTGGAGGCGCGGGTCTTCATGCGTCAATCGAGGCGATCTACGCCAAGATCGGTAACAACATATCGACGCGCATCTTGACCGCTGTTGGACTGGCGAACGCCGCAACCGCGACCGTCGAGCATAGCATGAAGACTGCTTTCGGGGAGTTCCGCTATGATCTTTACCTCTACAACACCGCCACCCTGGCGCTGACGCGTGTCACTTCGGCAACCTCACCCTCGCTTTCACAGTTCACCATTATCGCCAACGTGACCAATCCAACGACCCACATCGACATCACCAACAACTCTGGGGCAACCCGAGACCTCGCTCTTGTCCTTATCGTCGATCCGTTGTTCCTTAAAGAAGGCGACATCAAGGACGTGGACATCACCACAACTCCGCCTGGTGATGGGGAAGCCCTGGTGTGGGATAGTGCTGGGTCTAAGTTCAAGCCTGGTGCATCGGGGGACGCGTCATTTAAGGTCCAGTCTGTCGCAACAGACGGAACTATCGTGGTCAAGGGTGGCTACCTTATCGGAGACGACGGCATCGAATACGCGACCTACGACGGCGCGGGAACTGCGAGCACAGACTACGGAACCGATCTAAGCTTTGACTTGGACACGTTAGTTTTATCCCCTGTCAACAGTACTACCTATTACCTTTACGTTGATAAAACGTTGCTTAGCGCCTCTGTGACGCTATCAGACAACGGGCGTCAATTGATCGGCATAACAGGTTCACACTTTGTGGCTGTGACAACCGTTCCAAAAGTCATGCTACTTGACCGTTACATTCCCATCGGATTTGTTCGGTACGCTACGGCTGCATGGTCGGCTACCATCTTTGGGACCTTGGCGTTTCGTCGTCATCAGTCATCCTCCACGGCTGTGATTAACTACATATTAGAATCTGATTTTGAAAATGGGGCGACCTCTGGTTGGGCGACGTATCTGGACGCTGCCGGTGTTGTTCCAGTAGATGGAACGGCTGGCAGCCCTGTATCGACTTTCGCCTCTTCATCTAGCTCACCATTGCGAGGAACCCACTCAGGACTATTCACCAAAGGCGCAGCTAACCGCCAGGGTGAAGGCTTCAGTGTTGACTTTACAATTGCTACCGCTGACAAATCTTTACCGCTAGTGATCTCGTGGGAAGGTTTGGCTTCTGCTAACTACACCGGAAGTAGTGGCACTGAATTCATGTCGGTCTACGTTTATGACGTTACCAACGCTACCCTAATCTATCCTGCCAGCACTGTCGTCGCGCAAGGTTCTAGCAAAGGTAAAAGCTTCTTTGTTGCAAGCACATCAACCAGCTATCGCTTGATTTTCCATGTTGCAGGTACCGGAACCAGTGCTTGGACGTACCAAATTGATAGCGTTTCGGTTGGGCCTCAGAGTTTGGGCGTGGGGACAGCAAACCCTGATTCGGCGGTGACAACCAACACGCCAGCCGGATTCGGTAGTACAAATACCAGGATTAGACGGTTTACATTAGCTAACGGAACTACTGTGGGGACAGGTATTACTTATGCCGACACAGCAGCAAATGGGGCCTCATTCACAATTAACAGAGACGGTATATATTCGATCACTTGGAATGATAGCTCCAGTATTGCCGACAATCTTGGGCTGTCTGTTAACTCCACACAACTAACCACAGACATTAGATCTATAACCAACGCTCATACCCTAGCAGTAGCCTCAAACCAAATCGCAGGCTCCGGTGTCGCTGAAGTAACATACGTGGGGAGGTTTGTAGTCGGAGATGTTATTCGTCCCCACAGCAGCGATGGGGCGCTTAACGGAGCCAGTGCATACTCAAAATTTACTATCACACAACTTTCTATTGGCGGAACGAATCAAATAAACGCCGACCGCGCGGTTGAGGAATTTGCGAGTAATTCGAGTACAACTACAACGGCGGATACTACGTCATTTGTTTACGGTCCTGCTGGTAGCCCATCGATCCTTGGGACGACAAGCCTATCTGGTATTGGACCGTTGGGCGTCAGAAAAAGATTGCGGTTTCAAACGTCGATTTTATCGACCGACGTGTTTATCATCGAATTCCAAAAGAGCACAACACAGCCATGGTTTGAGGTTGGGAGTGGAACTGAGGGTTTCTATAACTACATTGACAAATTACACGTCGATGTTTCCCAATCCTACGGGATCGGGTTGGACATTTCGTCGATTAGCGGAACAGACATTGACATGAACCTTGGCCGTTATCCAGCTGCTAGGGGTACTGCTACCTACGGTGACGGGTCAGTTGCATGGGATAACGCCATTCTTTCTACCGCTCGGATAAGGGTTCGCAAAATAGCGGGCGGCGCAAATGTAGGCTTCCCTGTTAGCTCTGCTAACATTGTAGGCAGGATTGATGGACTTGCTCCTGGTGCTGGGATGGTTGGCGAGAAACAAGAGGTCTCTCTTGTATCGACCACTGTAGCCACACCTACTGAAAATACTATTTACGATACAACTGGAACGCTACCGTTAACCCCTGGTGTGTGGAGTATAACCGCTAAAGTCAATATGCAAGCTGACTCAACCTCAGTCGGCAACAATCGGATTCCGTGGCTTATGGCTATTTTAAGAGACGGAGCCAACAACATAATCACACAAGCGGGTTTTAATCACATAGACGCCGTGACCGTGGCCACCCCTGGATTCGTTGGCACTTTAAATCTAAATGCCTACGTTTCGATTGCCGCGACAACGTCCTACAAAGTCTCCCTCAAGTGGAGGAACGCGTCGGGTGGAACAATTACGGTTAGCTCATTTTCAGCACTAGATGACTCCGCCGCAGGCGCTTACTACGGCGAACAATACATCCGCGCAGTAAGGATTGCCTAATGTTAAAACTTTTCATTCTCGCAATCGCGGCGATATCTTGCGCTCATGAATGCCCGGTTCCAATCGTGTGTCCGGTGGAGACAGTTCCGATGTGCGAAGAACCCGCCAAGATTGACTCAAAGGCAAAGCCAGCGCCTTCTGTCCCAGCTAACTACGCGCCGGACTCTGAAATGATAGTCCCAGCGGATACGGCAAAAACTCCCAGCCCGATGAAAGCCCATAAGCCAAAGAAGAAAGCGAAGGCTAAATAATGCTTTGGCTTTTCCTTGCCCTTGCCGTTTTCGTCTCTTGTAAAGAAGAACAGCATGAGGCCCATTTTGAAAAAACTCGTAGCGAGCGGCTCATTGAGAAAAAACGACTCTATTGTGATCTCTCTGCCCCCACCGTCAAATCAAGAGGGTACTCCGTCACAAGATGCGATGGTCTTCTCTTCACAGCACTGCGCGGAATTTCTTGCGGCGATATTGATGTTTCCCACTTCGAAAGTGAAGTTGAGCCAGGACAGTGGTTCAGGGATCCAGAAAAATCTTGCTTTATCCCTGATTCGCTAGACAACGGTAGTGACAGCACGATCAGCAAGGACATGCTCCTGGGGCTGATGCACTACTTTTGGTACTCGCGTGATCTAAACGGTGTAAACCGCACCATCGACTATGGTAAGGC